TCGTATTGCTTGTTAAAGAACTTTCTCCAACTGCTGTATTACTATGCCCATCAGTATTTGCATCAAGTGATGCTCTTCCTACTGCTACGTTGTCATAGCCTGTAGTGTTTGTTTGTAAAGCACTAACACCAACTGCTGTGTTGTTTGATGCGGTTGTGTTTTGTTGTAAAGCATTTGCACCTACAGCAGTATTACTTGCACCTGTGGAATTAGCACCTAATGAACTTACTCCAACGGCTGTATTACTTGAAGCAGTAGTATTAGCATCTAAAGAACCTTTACCTACAGCTACATTTGAAGCACCTGTAGTGTTTGCTGCTAAAGCTGCTTGACCAATTGCTGTATTATCTGAAGCTGTAGTGTTTGCACCAAGACTGCCTTCGCCTACAGCAGTATTAGCTGAACCTGTTGTATTTGCATCAAAAGCAAAACAACCTATTGCAGTATTAAAATTAGCTGTAGTGTTTGCTCCACCTGCATTTTTGCCCACGGCTACGTTATTTGCACCTGTAGTATTAGCTACCAAACTATTATTACCAACAGCCGTATTATTTGATGCTGTTGAATTTACTAATAAAGCACTACCACCAATAGCAGTATTTTCAGAACCAGTTGTATTAGCACCTAAAGCGTTATAACCGAAAGCTGCATTATTATTAGCAGTTGTATTAGCATCTAAAGCATTTGAACCTACTGCTGCGTTTTGAGTACCTGTAGTGTTTGCTACTAAAGCATTAGTTCCTACTGCTGTGTTATTGTCAGCCGTAGTGTTAGCACCTAGTGCAGAAGTACCTACAGCAACATTATAAGACCCTGTTGTGTTAGCATCTAAAGAATTACCACCTATAGCAACATTTTCTCCACCAGTTGTAAGCTTACTTAAAGCAGAAGAACCTAATGCTGTATTAAAATCTCCAGAAGTTAAGTCATCAAAAACATCAAAACCTAAACCTGTATTATCACCAGCAGTGCTTAATGTACCTGTACCTGCATCTTGACTAATAAGAATACTTTGAGAAAAATTAGAAATATTAGAAGATATACCTACGCCATTGATTGTGCCTACGCTTGTTACAGCAGCATCATTAAATGATGTAGCTCCTAAAGTATTTGCAGCAGCAGTAGAAGTAAGTCCTGCAGAAACTGTAATTCCACCACCATCTGCAATTACAATAGCATTATCGCCATCGGTATAACCTATATTAGCTGTTTGTACTTCACCGCTTACTAAAGCATTACCAGATATATCTACAGCACCATTCATATCTATGGTGGTAGCGTTTATTTCTATTTCAGTATCAGCTACTAAATCTAATACTCCATCTGCTGATTGATGTATATAAGTTCCTGAATCACCAAATTGTAATTGTCTTGAACTATTTAATAGTAAAGCTGTATCTGCAACATGAGTAAGTGTCACGTCTGTATCAGCACCAAATCCTAAAACTGCTGCGTCCGAAGATAAAGTTAAATCATCTCCTACCGTCATATCTGTAGCTGCTGCTACTGCACCTGCAATACTAAGAGTTCCTGCTAGGTCTAAATCAGTAAAAGCATTTACTACCGCTCCTCCTGAACCTGCTCCGTCTAGATATACAACAGCCACTCTTCCTGTTGGAATAGTTACAGTTGATCCTGATCCTTGTTTGATTATTATTGATTGAGAACCTGAAGTAGCATTTTCAATAATTTGCACCCTTTTCATAGTGTTAGGTGCGATAGTAATGGTACAGGCTGAATCTAATGTACCTGTGTATTTAACATACATAGCTCTTGCTGCGTCAGAAGCACCGTCTGCTACTGTTGATGTATGTGTGTCTGCGTTTGTTGTTATAGCTTCTGTACCATAACCTAACGCTTCTCCGATTAACTCTAAATTAGTATTAGTTGTTGTTCCCCAAGTACCACTGGCATCACCAGTAGCCATCTCATTTAACCTTAAATTGTTAACATATGTACTTGCCATTTTTCAGTCTCCGTTTTGATTATACCTTATTTTTCATAAATATTAAGCAACTTCTTGCCAATTTGGTGTTTGAGTAGTAGAAACAGGTGTATATGTTGTTGATATACCTTGTGCTACTTGTCCCCAAACATTAACTGTGTTCAGTGCAGAGGTTATTTCAAAACCTTCTGTAATTGTGACATCTGCGTTTGCTTTAGGCGTCACACTTCCTAAAGCACTTGTTCCAACAAACCCTGTTACATCCAGAATGTTGTTAGTGCTTAACGACTCCGTGCCTAGTGCCGAAGTACCTACGTTTCCTGTAACAGCTACATTAGCAGCAGCTGATACCGATTCGTCACCTAATTCACTAGCTGAAGCAACTGCTGAAACTCCTGTAACGGCTGCTGCTTGAACTGCAGTACCGTCGTCTAGTGCTGTAGTTCCTACAACATTTGTAACAGCTACATTAGCAGCAGCAACAACGGTTTCAGCACCTAAGGAAAGAGTACCTACATTTCCTGTAACAGAAACATCTACTGAAGTACCTCCGAAGACATCAGCTCCCCAAGTACTTCTACCCCAACCAGTTGCCACCTAAACTCCTACGCTATTCTTATAATAGCGTTAGATGCATCTGCTGCTGGAAATTGAATCGTAAAATCTCCTGCTGTTGAAGTCTTATCTCCACCGAATGCTAAAACACAAACAGCTTTATCACTGTTAGTATCATTGTAAATTAAACAACCATTAGCAGTCACGGTAGCATTACTAAATGTTAAATCAGCAAAATCAGTAAACGCAGTTGTTCCTGAAGATGTTGGTGTTACGTTAGTAAGTGCTGCTCCTGTTGCGGTATAGTTAGTTCCACTAGCTTCATTAGAACTTGAATACGCAGTTGTACTAGCACCTAATGATGCCGAACTTGTATACAATGCTAGTTTAAAACTATTGCCACTTGTTGCAGTAAAGTTATGGGTACCTTGTAAAAGTTCTACTTTAAACGAAGTACACATTGCTTGGGATATTGCCATTATAGCCTCCTTATAATATCAGCCATTTCTTTATGACCTTGTTTTTCTAATAAACCTGCTACAGTAGCTCTATCGCTTAATATAGCTTGTTTCATATACAACAGAACGACCAGTTGTATGTTTTCTTTAAAAGCTTCTGCTTGGGCTTTAACCATAGGGTCAGCTTTATCACTCACAGCAATTAATCGTTCCATTATTCTTTCTGTCCAATACTCTGGACTTAAACCTTCATTTTGTGTTGTTTTTACACCAACATTTCCTAAATTACTTTCGACGTCTACACTAAACATTTGTTGTTCCTTGTGGCATTATTTTTATTTGATCGTTTCTAGCTTCGTCTCTTACGTCTTTATATTCACCTAAAAGTTTTAACATAGCTAATGCTTCTTGATATTTTTGTTCATACATCATAATTGTTTCTGGAGACATTTTCATAAAAACAGCTCCTTCTACTAAAACACCATATAACATAGCGTTAGGTGCATTATCAGATAACCAACTTTGATTACTATCACCTACTGTTGTTAAAGAAGCAGGTCTATAGTTGTAGTGTAGTTCAAAATTTAAATTACTCGGTGGTGTTGGGGCTAGTATAAAAGTATCATTATCAAACAAAGCATAGTAAAGGGGTTGCCCTGTTGTGGCTCGTGCTGGTGTGTAATCCCTAATCCAGGTAACGTGTTTAAGTTGTAAATAAGTGTAGTTATTACTTGAATCTATTACAGCTAAACTAAAAGGCGATAAAAAATCATCAGGTGTTTGTAAATATTCAACATTAGCTGTAGCACTACCTGTTACGTTTTTACGGAATACAGGAAGTTGCACAGATTTTAAAATACGTTCTTCTGCTGTTTGTATAAAAGTATCTAATGTGTTTACGAACGTAGTTTCAGTATTATCTAAATAATTCTGTACTGCTGTTTTTAATCCGCTATAAGTAAATCCTGCCATTATGTAATCACCGTTACGCTTCCTATTCCAGTAGTTGCTCCTAAACCATTAAAATCAGTTCCTATTGGATCGGAAGCAAAAGTCATTCCACTACCTGCGTTTGTAGTGATTATAACTCCTAATTGACTTTGTGGTAAAGGAACCTCAGGTCTAGGTTTCCATAAAACTTCTGCATCTGCACTTATATGTACAGGATCAAGTTGTGGGTGTTTGGGTTCATAACACTCATGACACGTTCTAAAGTTTTCCCAAGTACCTTTTGCTGATTTATAGGGATATCTAAAACCACAAGTGTCGCAAATAAAGTAAGCGTATTTACCTGAAGCGTATGCCATTAGATATACTCATGTTTAGGAACAATTCTTAAAGGAGAACGGTCTTCGTCATATCTTAAAGCGTTCCTTAAATCTTGTTCGTATTGTTCCTTCATAATAGGAAGTTTTTGTATGTTCTTTTTTAAACAAATATAATAAGCTAATCCTGAAACTAAGCAAGGCATAAACCTAGTCGGTATATCTACGTCGTTAATTTGAGCAGAAGAATCTTCTATAGTTCTCCAAACATAGTAAATGAGTTTGTCGGTTGAGTTCTCTGGTGTTGGATAAAGATGTATAACAGGGCTTTTTAACCTTTCTAACCAATATTCAGTTGCTCTAGCTTTAGTTGTTTTGTTTGGAATACTAACGAACTCATTCCTGTCTATCCTAGATAAAGTAAAATCAGTAGTTACATTATTAGTAGTTCTTTCAATATAGGCATCTAAAACATCTATGTCAAAAGAATTAATAGTGTATTCGCTTGTTCCTTCAGTAAGCGTAAGTTCTACTTTAGCAACTTCCCACATTTGAATACCTCTGTTCGACCAATCGGCAAACATAATATTCATAGAACGTCTAGCTGTAACTGCATCATAAGAAGTACGAGCTTCCAATCCTGCAAGCTCGTATGCTTCTTCTATTGCGGTCGCTACATCTAAACTAAATGCACGAGTTCCTGACGTAGCCATTATTAATAGCTTTTAGTAAATTCGGCTATTATAGTGTAATGATCATGGTTAGTATGACCATGCGTCGTTAAATCTAAATCGCCAGTTATACCACTACCTGCGTTATTAGGAATACCACCCCATTCTCTAAAATCCATATGACCTGAAACTACTCCTGCTGCTGCACTACCACCTAAGACAGTACAAACAACATTAGACGTTGCATCCCATTCAAGAGTTACTCGTATACCGCCTATGTCATACCATAATTGTGTCAAAGTTACTCTTGTACAAGTTTCTCCTTCGTTATTAGTATTCAGCCCAGAGACGTCTACTTTATTAACAGAAGATTCTCCTGTGCCGTCAGAGATATTAGTGAATTTATAAACTAGCTTCCTATCAGTATCTACAATTTTTTGACTTGTAACTGCGTCTGCCATAGTTTACTCCTTACGCTATTTGAACGTATTCAATAATAAATGTAAACGAACCTGCGGTTGTTGCGTCTACTGTATTAGTGATATTACAGTAAATAGTTCTTGCTGTATCTGTGTATTGAACAGAAGCTGGAGCTGTTGTGCCATCTTGAGTTTGTAAAACTAAACTAGTCACAGTTACGTTGTGAGCAACAACAGTTGTACCACCATCAAGTATTTCATCAGTTTGAGCTGCAACAATTTGTGCACCTGAAGAAGATGTACCTACTTCGTAACCAATATCACCTGTCCCAATAACGGGAGAAACATCACAAAATATTTTTATATCAGTAATGATTGTGTTTGCTGGTTGTGTAAACTCACCTATAGAGGGAGAATCTCCTGCTGTAGTGTTTACTGTTACACCAGTTGCAAAACCTACATGTTTTACATATTTATTAGTAACAATACCTGTAGATGCGATATTTACAACATCAGTTTCTGCACCTGTGCTACTATTAACTGATATTACTTTAAAACCATTTTCAGACCTGACTGGTCCATTAAATGTCGAATTTGCCATAATTTCCTCCTACGGAAATAAGTTCTACTGTCTCGGCTTGTCTGCTAGGTCAGTCTGTAGAACAAGTTAATTACCCCTAGTCCTCTGATTGTATATCATTCGTTTACAAAAGAAAAGGGACCCGAAGGTCCCTTTAACTTTTTCACGTGAGTGAATTATGCTCCAGGTGAACCAAAGATTCCTCTCCAGTCACTAAAACCAAAGCTGTAACGTTCTCTAGCCTTGTATCTAACATTACCAGTTTCGAAGTCACCTTCCATACTAGTTGATACAGGCGTTCTAACGAAATGTTTTAATCCGTTAGGTACGTCAGTTTTGATAAAGAAAGCGTCAGTATCTGTTAGATAATGATTTACAACGTAGCCTTCAGATACCATTCCCATGTTTCTGATTGCATTGATGTCATTATCTGAAGTACCAACTCTTCCAGGAGTTTCCATAAGTCTATCCGCTACAAATTGCAAAGCAGGTGGAATTATTAATTTCCTTGCTTGTGCATTAACTTTAAGATTTCTTTCATCTCTGAAGTCAGCGATATCAATTAACGCTTGTTCGAGTGAAGTTTCATTTAAGTCAGCTGAAGTGGTTAACTCATTTTTCAGATCCACGTTAGCAACAGTAGGATGGTCTGTAGCACAAAGCTCTTTTCCGTCACCACCAACAAATGAAGAACTGAACGCATTGTTTAATACGTTAGCTGCTTTCACTTGCTTAGTTTGTTGCATAGACCTTGCTAAAGCTCTTGTGTATCTTGAAGATAGTGTATCGTAGAGGTTATCTTCGATAGCTTCTTCTGTCAACGCAAATGCTAATGCTACAGTCTCGTGTGTATAACGCGAAGTAAAGGATTCCTGAGCTGTATCATAAATGACCGCTGCTCCCTCTCCTTTAGTTGGTGCTTCACCAAACCCACTTAACATTACTTCTTCCTCAAACGCCCTTTCGGATGTCTCAGTATCGAAGATGTCTTCGTGCTCGTTATTATATCTTTCATACTCTAATCCAAAGAGAGCATGAAGTCCAGGTACTAGTTCTTTGACTAGTTGGGCTCTATTAATTGCCATTATTTATTCTCCTTAGATTATACAGCAAATGTGTTAGTCGGGAATGTAAAGAGTCCTCTCGCATAAGCACCTATTGAGTTGCTTGGTTGCGAAGCGAATCCTACACATAACGCGACACCACTTGATGTTGTTGCAGTCACACCTTCTTTCGATCTACCATTGACAGTGCTGCCTGCAGTAGTTGAAAGGGTGTATTTGTTACCGATAAAACTTACTGCTGGTGTTCCAGCTGTAAATTGAGCCTCGTATACGATCCCAGGATCATTGTAAACGAGAGCCTCTGCATCGGCACTCCCTAGTGTAGCCGTGTCAGCAGTCCATACTTTCGAGAAAGTAGGAGTACCGTCAGTAGCCGTGAATAATACCCCATAAAATACACCTACGGGTGTGCCAGTCGCTGTGCCTTGAATGACATATCCACTAGATAGATTAACTACGTCACCTGAAAAGATTGACGCGTTAGTTCCACTAGCAATTCTCATTTTAGCAGGACGAATAACACCACCGTACATATGATATGCAGGGGTAAAACCATCTGGTTTATTTGTATTAGCCATTGTTATCTCCTTTGTCTAAATACATTGTTATTATTAATTACCCTTATCGGTAGGTTTACTACCGAAAGCAACTTTAGAAGACCTTTGGATATCGCTATCTTTTATAGGCATTCTTGGGTCGCTTTCTCGCATTAAGTTCTGGTCTACACCGTCCATAGCAGTTTTTGCTTGGTTTGAAAAATAAACTGTACGCTCATCAGCGGTTTCAACGGGTACTTTAGCGAGGATTAAACCTCCAACCCCAATTACTCCTTTATTACTTCCACTATCTACAGTTGGAGCTTCAAAATCAGGATAGTCTTCTGCTCTCACAGGTTCATATCCTTCTCTAATACGTTTTGACATATTGGATTTATCATCTATCCCTCTAGTAGCTTCTCTAATCCACCTGAATTGATATCCAGGAGGAGCTTCTGGTGCGTCTAACATTGACGGGGGTTTCCAAGGCGTTCTGCGAGTTTGAGAGTCTCGTGTCTCTGCAGATCGTGAGTTACGATCAGTATTGACTTTTATTTCATCTGTCATTTTATACTCCTTCGATATGCTTAGCATATTCTTCTAGCGGCACATTCAGTCTTTTAGCTATTGCTACTTGACTTGGTGTTAGCTTTATTTTGCGTGATGATTTTTTACCAGTAGCACCTCTGCTACTAGCAGCAACCTGTTGCACGGGGGCAGATTGCTCGTTAGAAAACTTGTGTGGAAAAGTTTCAGCCATACGTTTGTCAACTTCGGAATAGTAAGTATCTGAAGTCGGGTCTATCCCTCCCTCAACTAATTCTTTATGTATTCCAAATGCTGCAAATGTCATAGCTTGGTCGTCTCCGAACCATGTGTTTCGTTTAGCCCAGTCCTCTGCTTTTGGATCAGGTCCAGCAGCCTGAGGTTGTAAAGTAGGCTTATACTCTTCAACAGGAACTTCTTGCGGTTGGTTCTTTTCTCTAACTTGTTGCTGAGCGGATAATCTTCTAAGATTCTCTGCTTCAGCACTAGCTCTAGAAAGTTTTTCAGTTGCATCTACAACTGCTCCACTATCGCCAGACTCTTGTGCTTCTTTTAAAAGCTGTTTAGCTCCTGCTATTTCAGATTGTACTCTATTATCATACTCTTTGAAAAGCGAAGAATCTGAATTCTTTAACTTTTCTTTTAAAGTAGATGCTGTTTGATTAACGCTTTGAGCATAATTAACAGCTTCATCTCGCTGTCTTTCTGCTTCTCGCATTTTATATGTTAGTTTATCAATACGTTTTTGTACTGATTCACTAATTTGATC